CCGATCCTTGGGGTGGCTGACAAACTGCTGGGGGGCCGCGCTCCTGCTGCTCCCATGATGAATGGTGACCAGGGTGCTCCCGTCGTCGGCGGCTGAGCACTACGCGACACAGCAACGCCTGACACTCGCCACGATCGGCCTGACTCGCCGCGAGTGGGCGAATATGGGCGCCGACTTTGACGCCTCGTGGGCGAAGATCGGCCCGCGGATCACATTGCTGACAGCGTCGGCTCAACTCGGCGCGGCACGCAATGGCGCGGCTTCGGTTCCTGCGACGTTGGCCGAACTCGGTCAGTCCGTTGACCCTCTTGGCGAGGTGGACCCGTTCGCGTTCGCCGGCATCGCCTCCGATGGGCGGCCGCTCGACTCGCTGCTGAATGAGGCTGTGATCGCCTCGAAGATGGCGAAGCAGACCACGGTCAGTCAAGGCCAGGGCATGACGACCACCTATTCGCGGGTGAGCGACAACAATGCATTGGCGGTCGGTGGGCGCTGGCTGGACATGGCAGTGCAGACGGCTGTGGCTGACGCATTCAGGGGCGCCGCTAGCGTGGCGATTACGGCCCGTCCGGGCATCGGTTACGTGCGGATGGTGAACCCGCCGTCATGCGGGCGCTGCTCAGTCTTGGCGGGCAAGTTCTTCAAGTGGAACGCGGGCTTCAAACGGCATCCGAGGTGCGACTGTCAGAACGTGCCGTCCGGTGAGACTGGCGCCGCGGGCCTGACAACCGAGCCGCCCCTTGACCAGATCACAGGCCTAACCAAAGGCGACCGCAAGGCGCTCGATGAGGGCGCGGATCTGAACCAGGTCATCAACGCTGACCGCCGAATCTACGACCCGACCACAGGCAAGTATCGCAAGTCCACGTCTAGCAATGGCATGACGACGACCGAGGGCACTACTCGGCGCGGGCTCGCAGGCCAACGGCTCGCGGGTCGCCAACGCCTCACCCCGGATGGGATCTACGGGATCGCCTCTGACCGCACCGAGGCCCTCTCGCTGCTTAGAGCGAACGGATACCTGACCGGCGCGAAGGCTCAGGCTTACTGGCGTGAGACGGGCGCCACCTTCCGAGGTGCGTCCCTCAAGACCAAGCCGACTCAAGACTGGGGTCGACGCCAAGCGGATCGTCTACTGCATCCTGACACTGTTGCGGCGGACAAGGAACGGGTCGCGTCGCTGCTGAGTCAGCATCCCGAGAAGATCGTCAAGAAGATCGAGAGCGTCACGCTGGCACCAACTGAAGCCGCGATGCATGAGGCGTCGATGGCCGTGGGGTTCTCCAAGTCTCAAGCCCAGAACGTCTCGGCGTTCTGGGACGGCAAGGGCATCACCATGAAGCCGGGCTTTGACGATCTGACTTTCCATCATGAGATGGGCCACGCGGTCGAGCAGTTCGCGGCCAAGGCGAAGGTGGCGAACTACAAGCAGTCGTACCAGATGAACAACCGTTTCGACCGTCACACCGACTACGCCAAGACCAGTTACGGGGAGTCCTTCGCTGAGTCGTATGCGGCGTTCGTGGGTGCCGGTAGCCCGTTGAAACGAGTCTCTGACCCTCACTACGAGGGCACGTTCGCGGTGCTGCGGAAGGTGATCGCATGAGATACGTGGACATCCCGACCGGCACGGTGGAGATGAAAACCCCGGTGCGCATCGTCCTGCCTTTCCATCACGACAAACCGGTGCCGTGGTCCGAGGAGCGAGTGTTCACCTCGGCCAGTCCCGATTGGGAAAGCCAACTCAACAGGTGGGCGTTCCTTCGTGGCTACATGCCCGAGCAGAGCGCCCTCTGACCGCACGGAAGCCGTGAAACTGCTCAAGCAGTTCGGCTACGTGCTCTAAAACCCCCACGGCGACGCGAGGTCGCTGCGGTCCCCCGCGATGGAGGAAGTTGCAAATGTCTGAAGCCACTACCGAGACGACCGAAGTCACCACAGCCACCACACAGACGCAGGGCGAACCTGCCGAACTTGGTGACGGCGGAAAGGCTGCGCTCGTCGCTGAGCGTGCCGCCCGGAAGGCTGCCGAGAAGTCCGCGACAGACCTGAAGGCACGGCTCGACAAGATCGAGGCTGCGAATCTCTCAGACCTCGAGAAGGCGCAGAAGGAAGCAGGTGACGCCGCGACACGTCTCGCGGAGTACGAGAAGCGGTCCTTGCGGATGGAAGCGGCACTCGCCGCTGGCCTCCCCGCGGAGGACGTGGACCGGCTCCGGGGCGACACCGCGGAAGAGCTGCTGGCTGATGCGCAGTCCCTTGCGGGACGGCTGGCTAAGACAGCCGCAACCCCCCTCGCTGACCTCTCACAGGGTGCGAGAGGCAATGAACTGGCCCTGAACGGCGACCCGCTGGAACAGGCGCTGCGATCCAAGCTCGGCATCTGATGATGCCCTTCACCAAGGAGTAGACAATGGCGGTCACCGTCGCAACCAAAACCACAGACTTCTCAGGGTTCCTGAACCGTGAGCAGTCTGCGCCCATCTTCGAGCAGGCCGCGAAAGAGTCCGTCGTGCAGTCCCTGGTTCGCCAGGTACCGCTCGGCATCAACGGCCAGTCCATCCCCGTCGTCACCGGCAAGATCAGCGCTGGGTGGGTCGCTGAGGGTGCGACCAAGCCCGCGTCCAGCGGGACCATCGCGCTCAAGACGATGGACCCCAAGAAGCTCGCCGCCATCGCCGTCGTCTCGGCTGAGGTCGTGCGCGCCAACCCTGGCGGGTACATGGACCTGCTGCGCCCACAGCTCTCCGAGGCGTTCGCCGTCGCGTTCGACGCCGCTGCCCTGCACGGCACGAGCTCCCCGTTCACGACCAACCTGGACACGGGCTCTTCGACGCAGGAGTTCACTGGCGTGACCCCCTCGTTCACCGCCGTCTACGACGACCTCAACGCCGGGTTCTCGACGCTGGTCAACGCAGGCAAGAAGGTCACCGGGTGGGCGTTCGACTCCCGCATGGAGCCGATCTTCAACGCAGTGAAGGACACCGCAGGGCGCCCCTTGTTCCTCGACAACCCCGTCGCGGTCGAGACGGCCGGCATCATCCGCGCTGGCCGCATGTTCGGCCGTCCGGCCTACGTCGGCGACGGCGTGTACGCCGCCACCCCGAAGATCTACGGCTACGCGGGCGACTGGACCCAGGCCGCGTGGGGTGTCGTCGGTGGGATCTCCTACCGCGTCAGCACTGAGGCTGCGGTCACGATCAACGGCGTGCTGGTGTCGCTGTTCGAGAACAACCTCGTCGCGATCCTCGCAGAGGCCGAGTACGGATGGCTCGTCAACGATCCTGCGGCCTTCGTCAAGTTCACCAACTTCAGCTGATAGGAGCCTGACATGGCAATCAAGAAGGCTGTCACCACCGGTGACATCAAGGCTGAACCCGAGGTTGAGCCGCCTACCCGCGAGGAGATGGTGGCGCAGGTCGAAGAGCTGAGCGACCCCGACATGCTCGCCAAGCCCGGCGCCGTCAAGTACATCACGCTCCGCGCACCGTCCGGCGCCAAGACCGTGGTCCCCGAGGGCATCGTTGATGCGCTCAAGGACTCCGGTTACAAGCCGGTCAAGTAAGCAACAGGAGGGAGGACGTCATGGCAAGCAACCCGGCCATCTACACCGACCTGGAAGCCCGTTGGCGTCCTCTCTCTGTCGCTGAGCAAACCGTCGCGACGGCGTTGCTGGCCGACGCGTGGCAGATCATGCTCTCGCGAGTTCCGTTTCTGTCGTCGCGGCTCGACATCGTGCCACCGGCCGCGGCTGCGGAACTCTCCGTTGATCTCGTGACTGCGGTCGAGTGCGCGATGGTGTTGCGGGTCCTCAAGAACCCTGACGGCAAACGCCAGGAGTCCATCGACGACTACTCGTGGATGCGTGACAACGCCGTCTCTGCGGGTCTGCTGTACCTGACCGACGATGAACTGTCTGACCTATCCCCTGCTGGGGCTTCCACAGACGCGTTCACCATCACACCATTTGGGACGCCCGGGTACAGCGGTCGCCCTATTGACTGGTTCGAGCTGAACATCCAGTGAGTGCTGAGTCTGCTGTCATGGCCGGTCGTGTCGCGGCCGAGTCCCTGATGGTTGACGCTTGCGTCATCGACCGCCCCGGCGCTGAGGTCCTGAACGTGACCACCGGCCAGATGGAGACG